GGTGAAATCATCGGGAAGCGAGCGGGAGCTCGTCCGGTGATCATCCGTGCTACCAGCAACACGTGGTTTGGCCCAGGTGGGTCAACCATTGCAGTACATAGTTTCGAGTGGTTCACCCCAAAACAGGAGGTTCCCATGTCCATGATTGCTGGCACGCTCCGAGTTCCCGGTTACCCCCAAACCAGCTGCTTGCAGTTCGAGGACCCCCTTTCCTGGGCCCAGACCGCGTACTTGTACGTGGACATGCTCAGGGACGAGGTTCTCTACTCCAAGCTGGCTGACCGCCGCATCTACGTCGCGGTGTTCTTTGGGGCGAGCGAGCGCCTCACTCACTCGCTCGTGGCGAGTGGAGCTCAGAGCTGCTTCCGGTACATGCTCGGCACCCTCGAGCAGCTGGTGCTCGCCCACCTGCTCGCCTCCGTCGATGCACAGACCACTGCGGCTCGCGCCGCCGGCCTGGCCACCGATCGCTCCAACCTCAACTAGCACGAAAGGAGACATCCATGAGCCTCAAGCGCTTCTCTCATCGCATCAACCCCAGCTCCACCCTCCAGGTGGACGAGCCGCCTCTCAACCGCGTGGTTCCCCATGGTGATCGGAAGGACTGGGTTCTCGTGCGGGTCGTTGACCCGCGGCTCGAGAACTCTACGCCCGCCGAGCATCCCTGGCGCCTTGTGCGCGGCTCCTGGGCGCTGGGCTCGATCATTCTCAGCATGATCGACCTCACCGCAGCCCTCGTTTGGCTCGAGGCGCACCCCAAGCTGGCCCTCACCCAGGCCGGCTCCATCCTCACGGACCAGCCACTTGCCAGCGCTCCTTTGGGCGAGTTGGCGCCGAGCGACACCCAGTGCCACGGGTGCCACGCGTGGCTCACCTCCCCCGTGCTGGAGTCCAACCGCATCAGCTGCCCCAGCTGCAAGCGGGTGGATGCCTACTGCGACACCTGCTACCTGGAGCTTCTGCTCCATCGCATGGACGTGGTCATGCGCACCGGGCCCCGCCCGAATGCGCCCGCGCCCACGCGTCCCGGCAAGCTCACCCACTAGCAAGGAGCTCCATCATGTCCCACGTTCTCCTGTCCACGATTGCGGCCACGCGTGGCCGCATCCCGTTCACTACGATCCTCACGATCCTCCCGGACGTCCTCGCCATCGCGCACCTGGAAACGGCCATCGCCGGAGATCTCCTCCTCTCGGCCATGGAGCAGCGCAACTGGGAAGCTGAGGTCGCCGCCGGTCGCGATCTCTACCGCACGGCTCAACGTCGTCTTCGGGTGACGCTGCGCTGCGAGCAGACGCTCACCCTCAATCACGAGTTGGTCCTCGATCAGAAGACCAAGGCCGTGATCGAACGGGATTTCAATGCCGTGCTCGCCGCGCACGCCCCCGAGGGCGTCACGCGGCTTCCTCTTTCCATCATCTGGCCGTAACTACGCTCCTCAACCAACCCTAGGGGCCGTAATAGGTGGGGGTAGTTCCCACCCGCCTGGCGAGCGGACACCGCCTTTCTGTTGCCAACCCCCGTCCACAGGAGACCATTACCATGAAGCACGTTTACACTGCCCTCATTCTCTCCGGCGCTGGTCCGAACTCCCACTGCTCGTTCCTCGGCTGCCGCGAGAACGGGCATCACGCCGCGATGGCGAACTACGAGGTCCTCGTGGTTCAGTCCCCGCCGAACGGCGAGGACAAGACCTCCCCCTTGGACTTCGAGGACAAGAACGACCTCACCCAGCGGTGCACCAAGCTGCTGAGGCTCTGCGGTCGGCACGTCCGCTCCTCGAGCGCCCTGGACCTCTGGTTCTACGGAAACGCGACCGAGCGTACTCCGCTCTCCCCGATCGGCCTGCTCGGTGACAAGCGCTCCGCCAAGCGACTCAGCGATGAGAAGATGGCGGAGATGATCGAGATCGGCGTCACCGCGGTGGAGCTCACCAAGGTGGCGAGCGAGCCCGAGACCCGCAACGACCGCGCGACCATCGCCGATGGCGTGGACGCGAAGCAGAGCCAGCACCAGCAGCAGCAGCAGCCGCAGCACGGCTCCAACCCGGAAGCCGGCCCCAAGGCCAATCGTCGCAACGGCCGCAAGCCCACGGCCCCCGCACTGCCCGACGTTTAGTCGGCAATTACCAACCGGGGGCGGGCCAACTGGCCCGCCCCCTTTTTTCGAGGTGACCCATGCCCCTGCACGACGACGAAGACATCGAGCTCATCGACTCGATGATCCCCGACCACGAAGAGAGCCCGCTCCTCATCGAGAAACGGCGCATCAAGGAGATCTTCAATGAGTACGAGCGCAATCGTCCTCGCAGCGCCCAGCTGGACGGGGAAGACGACCTCAGCTGAGGCCGGCCGTACGGTGGATCCTGAGAATGATCCCGAGTATCTGGCTGCCATCCAGAAGCCGGGAGACGCACGCCGCCAGGCCGCGTACAAGGAGGCGACGCTCCGCCTTCTCGAGAGCGATCACCCCTTTGTCACGGTGCACCCTGGTCTGGTGGCGCACCTCCTCAAGCATAAGGCGATACAGGTCGCGCGGGTTCGCCTCGTGCTCCCACCTTTCACGACGCTCTTCGACCGAGCGCTGAAATACCGCACCGACCCGAACTTCGCGCGCCGCTTTGACGCTCTGGCGCGCGGTATCGCTCGGGTTCATCAGATGGCTGAAGAGTACGGGCTGCCCATCTACCCCGACCTCATCTCAGCCGAAAGGGAGAGCAATGCCGGAGACTATGAATCCGTCCTCCAGTGACACCGTCCTAGCATGCAATCGTTGCAAGCTCGCATTGCGAGCTGGCTCTTTCGTCAACCCCAAACCCTGCCTCACCGGCGAGATCCCCCAACTCACGGGTGACATGCCCGGTCACCAGTTCGCGATTTGTGCGACCGAGTGTTTCTACGGCATCGACAAGTGGCTCGCGCTCCGCCTCGAGCAGCCAGTCGGTCCGGGTCAGCCCATGCTCGTTACGCTCCGTCTCGGCACCTGCACCACCTGCCCAGAGCGTAACAAGTGCGAGCTAGGTTGGCACACCCTTCCCGAGCCGCGCGACTATTTCGCGGCCGCGCAAGGAGCCAACCCTGCCCCAGCGCCCGCAGCACCCAGCCCACCAGCAAAACCAGCAGTGCCCGCTCCCGCTCCCGAGTTGGAAATGGGGCTGCTCCCGAAGGCTGGTGAGTCGCAGAAGGACTTCGTTGCGCGGATGGCGAAGGGCGGGACCTTCATCGACGTGAACAAATTCGCGACCAATCTACCCGCCCAGCAGCTTTTCGGCCTCCAGGATCCGTCCTGGGCGCCAGAGAAAACGAGGCGCGTCGGCGCCGCAGCGGAGGGCAAAGACCCCGCTGAACAGAAGGAGGACGTTTGAGACTCAACAAGCTCGTCGAGACTTACCCCCCCCGCATCATGGTCCGCGGTGAAGCGCGAGTATCAATCAACAGCGGCACCTGGCGCCACTGTGGCCGCGAGCGCGGTCACGCGCACCTTCCCCACGCCCACGAGGGCGCTCTCTGCCCCGGCACCACCTTCTCGGGCTCCGTGCGTCCCGTCGTGGACGTCTCCCATCTGTCTGAGCGCGATCCCGCGCTCCTCCCCCACCTCGTCAAGCGCCGGGAGGTGACCGGCATCCTTGCTCGAGACGCTGCCACGGTCGTGGATGGGGAGACCACGCACATCGTGCGTTACATCGCGATTGTGCCTTTCACCGAAACGCGGAGCGTCCTCTTCTCCAAGGTCTCGGAGCGTTGGCTCAAGCGACGCAAGCGAGACGCCGAGGCGCGGAAGAAGGGCGGCCCCGCCCTGCCCCTCCAGCCCGAGGAGCCCGAGGAGACGGACTAATCTTCCCGGTCGAGACGGAGGGTTTCCAGAAGTACATCTCCCAGGTAGCCCGAGACCACCCCGTTACCATCCTGCCCGAGATTCGATCGAACGAAGACCGCTGGCACCGCTTCCTCGTCGACCTCGTCAACACACTGGAGGACGCGTTACCTCCCACTGAGCCGAAAGGGGGATACTTTCCGCAGGGCTCAGTTCCATCGAACTGGTACCCGTTGCTCACTCTCTCAGGCTACCCCTCTTACCCACTCGGGGTGCCCTCTGGCGGCCAGGAGCATATCACAAAAGCGACCAGCTTCGTGGAGCAGTGGCACGCCGACCTGCTGGCTGAGATCACTCAGCTGTTGTCGGAGAGCTGGACCATCCGGCCCTTCTCTATCCCCGTCGAGTCGTCAACGATGGACCCTTTCTACACCAAAGACCCGGGCTTTAAGACTGCGCTCACGCGTCAGTTCTTTGACATTCTGCCCGCGATCCTCCGAGCGATCGAGACGAACTCCGATCTCTTCGAGCTCTACCGCATGTATGGCGCCACTTTCATCCACACACTCGTCCGCCGTTTCCAGAACGACGCGGTCCTCCTCAAAGGTAAGGACGCTCACCCAAAAGAGCGCTGGGTGTACGACTTCACTGGGAAGTACACCAAAACAGAGCACGAGGTGAGCTTCCCGACCCGTACCATGTTTCGCAAGCGCGTGCGACAGGCCTGGGGCACCTCGGCCATCGGGAACACCGGCCCGACGATGCTCTTCGCCGCCATAAGGCCCGTCTCGGCCCGTCGCTACGCTTACACGTGGAAGCACACCACCCCCGCCGCGATGCACAAGAAGCTCGAGCGTTTCAAACACCTCATCGGAGGCGATGTCACCACTTTCGACCAGTCCCAACAACTCTACCAGCTCGATCACGTGATCGATAACATCACCACCTTCCACCCCGGACTACGGGAGTACCTGAAGAAGATGTATCGAGCGCCTTTCCTCATCACCGATGACCGCGAGGGCAAACGTGGCTACAAGTACATCGGGGACGCCACCCGCTTTGGCGACTACAGAAACGGCATAGGCAACCCCAGCGGTTTCGCCCCAAACGATTTCACCAACAAGGCAATCGGCGTCTGGCTGCTACTCATCGTCCTCATCGAGGCCGACGTGATCAAGCGGCCTTTCAACCTGCGCGCCTTCCTGCGCGGGGAGCATCCCTCCTGCGCCACGCTAAACATGGGCGACGACTCCATCCTTGCCTTCGTGAACAAGCGGGACGCCGACGCCGCTCGTGACTACATGTCCAAGGACAAGCACCCCTACTTCGGTATGGCGCCCGAGGCGGGGGCTCGCTTTCTTGGTCGCGCATACATCATGACCCCGCAGGGCGTCAGTTCCGAGCCAGTGCTGAACAGCTACCTCTTCAACATTCTCTCCCCCGAGACGTCATGGAAGAAGAAGCGGCTTCCGGCCATGGGCTACTTCCTCCGCCAGTCCTTCTATGCCTCACACCCATACTTCGACATCGCGCACCGTACGGTGAATGAGACCTTCGCTCGTCACTTCGGCGTAGCTCTCGATGACTACATCAAACGCTATCCCGATCCCGAGCCCGATCTGGCTCCGGTGAACGCCACCGAACGAGAGTTCCTGATCGATCCACGAATCATCCACTACAAGATCGATCCGAACGATCTATCCCTTTCCCTACTCCAGCGCTTCTTTATCTCCTTCTCAGCAGAGGAGGTTGGGCGCCTCATCGCACCTTGGATGGTGGGCACCCCCACCAAATGGGAGGACATTCTTGCCGAAGAGTAGCGGCTACCACACCTTGCTGGTTCTGCAGGACCAGCTCTACACCCGCGCGGGGGTCTTTCCCGCGCATGACATCGCCAGCTCCAACATCGTGAGCGCTGACGACTACTCCCTGCGCACGATTCTCGAGACGCACAACACCACGGACAAACTCTTCGATCCGGGCGGGGGACACGAACGCCGCAACCTCATGTGGCGGGCACTGTCATCCTCCCGTTTCGCAGACAAGTCCCGCGCACATCTGATGCGCTACGTTCGCGACAACCGCTTCCCAATCCCCAGCGACAACGAGGTCTATCTCGCCCCCGGTATCACGGGCATCATTGCCGAGAGCGGCGTCGGCAAGACGCAGCTGATCAACACATGGATGCGGAGCATTGGCGGCCGCACTCTCACCTGGGGTGAGCCCGTGGCCTCCATGACCACCTCCATTCCGCCCTTCCTGCACGCGCTGGACCTGGCTTTGAGTCAGGGCCACCGCGTGGTGTACATCGACGCGCTCACACACCTGCTGACGCGTTTGAAGGGCTCTCTCGGGCGCGGGGGCCTGTCCCAGGCCCTCCTTGCCCCGCTGTCTGATCTCAACACTGCTGCCATCGATCGAGGCATCTGCCTCGTGATGAACATCAACCCCCGGCAGCTTCCCGCTGACGAGGTTCCCCTCATGTCGCGCTCCTACTCCGGCTCGCTGACCGCGCTCGCGCAGCTCACCTCGCGCACGGGCGACGGTGTGAAGGCGCGCTGGACCGCGCGCTTCGAAAGCGGCCGCGAGTTCAAGGACGTCGTCTTCTATCTCAACGGAGGCGCCGTCGGCACCAGCGAGCCTCCCCTTTCCCAGCCCAGCAATCCGGGCATGAGGCACGCATGAGCATGTTCCTGCAGGAAGCGATCGCGCAGATGACCTCCCTCATCACCGATCTCGACCACAACCCGAATCACACGCCCCTGGTGCTTGTCGCACCGGGCGCGCCCCTACCCCGCATCGTGCGGGTTGCGGAGAAGTCGGCGGTGACCGAGAGCGTCGACCTTGCCATCAACTCCCTGACCACGATCGTCAACACAGGAGGCACCCAGGCTTTCATCGATCTGTGCCAGTCCTTTGAGATGGCGCTCCAGCTCATCAAGGACATCTGGGGAAACAGAAAGCTGAACCTGCCGAGCGATGCGCAGCCGAGCGAGTTCGTCTCGATGCAGCTCACCGCTCTGCTCAACAATCGCGGGATCGGCGTCGCCGATCCCCGCTTCATGGTCTACACCAACCTGGTCTTCGCCGTTGGGCGTCATCAGGGGTGGATCCGCGACGCTGACCGCGTCTACGTGCACTATCTCGCGCCGATGCCGGTCTGGCCTGATCTTCTGGACATCAAGGCCGACCTCAGCCGCGTCGAGATGATCGGCGCGCTCGCGTCGATCACCCCCGTCAACACCAAGGAGGGTTTCGTGCGCTCCGAGGAGCTCGCAGCGAACCTGGCCTCCTTCCTGAGCGCCTTCGCGACCAATCTCCTGTCCATCGAGTCGAGCTGGCATTTCTTCAACATCGGCATGGGCCGCCTCCGCCAGCAGACCACGGGCCGGGAGTTCTCCACGATCGTGGAGACGGATCCTGATCACCAGCGTCTTGCGCAGCATCTCAACCTGCGCCTCCTCAGCTGGTGCGAGGATACGGACTTCGTGTATACGGGTCAGGGCGACCACTCCTACTGGAAGCAGGCCGTGGCGACGCTCAGTGACCGCTACTTCAACAGCTCTCACCGGTTGTACCAGAGCATGCCCATCGAGCGGGTCAAGGCGTGGTACCGCATCCGTCGGGCGACGCACACCGTCACAAAGCGCCTGACGCACTTCAGCGTGACCAAGAGCTACAAGACGGTCGCCCAGTACGGTCAGGCCGTGCAGGTCATGGACCTCCCCATCACGGGGTACCACATGGTCAAGCCGAACGCGGATGTCACCGAGAAGGTGCGCGGGCTACTGAGTACCTTCACCGGCATCTACACCCTCGAGAAGCCCCTCGAGTACGTCGACAAAGTCGCGCAGTCCACGGAAGACGTGCGCGAACACGGCTACGTCGACATCAACGGCATGGAGGCAACCATGCTCGCCCTCGCCTACTGCCAGTCGTACAAGGTGCGGCTCGCCAACACCGCGGATCTCAGCTCCGACATCGAGCTCGAGTACCGCTACGACCTGGCCGAAGGGCTCGACCCCCGCTACTCGCGGGTCGGGCCCGCGGGCACGTTCGCTGCCACCATCCAGGACGCGGGAACTGTCCGTGCCACGGCGCAGCCGATGGACGTGCTGCGCTACGCTAAGTACACCCCCACCACTCCGGCTGCCTATCCGGTCGCCGAGCGGCGCTTCACGGATCTCATGCCCAACACGGCGGGAGGCCGCCCCCCCGCGGTCTCCCTCCGAGAGCTCCAGGTGGTCGATCTGGAACGCGGACACCCCATCCAGTTCCCGCGCCTGGACGAAACGGGTGCCGAGCACATGATGAGCGTGCACTCCTTCACCCTGAAGGAGGCCGCCATCCTGCCCACGAACCAGGTCCAGCTCATCTATCTCACTGACCTCGCGCTCGCCGAGGCGGCGGACCAGGCCATTCGCGCCAACCTGCACGCTCTGCTCGTCTCACGAGAGTATGGTCCCCGAGCGGCGGAGTTCGATATTCACCTTGCCGCCGCTATCGTTGCCGCGACGAAGTCGATTCACAGCCCAATCGCCAAGGGCATGTTCACGCTCCTCCGACGGGCGGGAATCCCCTCCCTCGGGAACGAGGTGTGGGATCAGCAGACCGCTGCTCATGCACAGCTCTCCCTCATCAACTACGCGCACAGCGCTCTGCTCGGGGCGAACTCGCGCCATCTCAGCTTCCTGCACGACAACTCGGAGTTGCATCACTACGGCAGCATCCTCGAGCTCGCTCAGGCGGCGCTGGCCTCGCTGTGAGGACCGCTCTGCTGTTGAGCCTCACGCTGCTGGGCTGCGTACCCGCCGTCGACTGGGCCAAGTGCGGCCTCACCGAGGTGGGTTCCACTGCGCAAAAGGGTCCCGCAATCGTCCATTCCGCGATGGCCCTCGCAAACGCGCCCGCCCCTGCGGACGAGATCGCTGGCGTGCTCGAGGGGCTCTCCATCCTGCTTCAGCTCTCCACCGAGTTCACCGGCTGCGTCGTCAACGCTGCAGCAGCAGCGCAGCCCCAGCCCGCCGCGGCTGAGAAGCTGCGCGCGGTGAGGAGGAACCTCAATGTCCCGAGTCACTGAACGACAGGTCTGGAAGTGGGTCGAGGAGGAGCGTCAGGAAGGGCTGGCCGCGAAGACCGACCAGGACCGTCTCGACGCCATCTTCGACGCGCTCGGGCTGCTCGCGATGGGCCTTCAGCTGTATACCCCCGCCGAAGTCGAGCAGGGCGCGCACGACTACATCGCCTCGCAAAAGGCGCGCAACCGTCCCTCTCTCCCCCATCAGCGCATCGTCACCGAAATCGCGGCTCACACCGCGAGCCAGGTCCGCACCCCCGAGTGGATGCGCGAGAATGACGTGCATGCGATCGTCACCGCCAAGTCCATCCGCAAGCAGTGGCTCACCATCGGGAGCGTCGGCGAGCTGCCGAACGAGCGCGTCTACCGTCCAGCTCCCGACCACGCCAAGTACATCTGGGCCGTGCCCGGTCGCGACCTCATCATCATCTCGCAGGTGGACATGCGTTCGGCGAGCTGCGTGGGGACAGGCGTCAGTCTTCTCACTCACGCGGACCTGAACGTCAAGTCCCTGGGGTGGGGTGCGGAGGCGCAAGACCTTCCCGAGCTCACCTACGAGGCGTACCTCACCGCAGTCAAACAGGTCGACGACTACATTGTCGCCCTGGCACAGCTGCTGTGAGCGTCGATCGTCGGGTCGTCCTCACCACGGATAGTCTCACTGGGAAGCAGAAGGAGCGGACCATCTACATCGGCTCCGACATGGGTCGTCCCGTTCTGGTGAACGAGAGCATCCATCAGCACCATTCCATTCGCCTGGATACTGGTGGCTCAGACGATGACGGCACCGTCCGCATCGCCGAGCACTGGAAAACGGGCGCGTACCGCCAGCACAGAGTCCTCGACCTCACTGAGGTCGTGCATCTGCTGCTGAACATCAGCGCCGAAGAGATCGCAGAGATCTCTGCCCGCCCCTCCGACTACGTCGGCCTCTCCACCGAGGTCCGCGCTAACAAAGAGTAGCTCACTCAAGAGCTGCACCCCCTTCGGG